GTCTTAGGGTTTTCTTACCCGCGGGGTTGCCGATAGGGCCGAATCATGAGCTTGAAATCCGTGGGGTCAAGTACAAGATTTTGCACGCCCCATTCGATTGGGCTATAGGTCGAGCCCCTTGGTTTCAGCGCCACTCCCCCATGATTGAGGTTATGTGTGAAAGGCGTGATGTTGATGGCTGATAAATTCGCGTTCCGGTTGGATAGTGATGCTATCAATGCGATGTTGCGTGAAAACTTCATGAGCGTGGTTGAGGCTAAGGCGGCTGAGGTTGCGGCCAATGCTAGGGGTATTGCGAATCCGAAAATGCCGGTCGCATCTAGAAGTGAGGTCAATAAATCAGGCAGGCCTGTTGGCCTGGTGACGATCATGCACGCTGGTGGTTTGAACTCGCAAGCGAAGCATGGGACCCTGACCAAAGCGGCAACACAGGCGGGGCTTGATTTGAAACGGTATGGGGGCACAAAGTAAATGCTGGAAAATGATAAACGCCTGTTCATGTCCCAGGATGCCACCGCCAAGGTGCGTGAGTTTCTGGCACAAAACGAGGCTTTCAAAAAGCGCACATCAGCAATGCTGCCCCTCAAATACTCGCCCCAAAAAAACGGTTGGCATGTTACCGTCCAATCCGATGGTGTCATTTCCGGGGGTAAGGGCTTCACCGTTGAGGTGGTGCGCGTCACAGTGCATTCATATGATATGCCTTCCGCAACCCGAATCATGCGCACAATCGACGCAGCCCTAATATCCTTTGGGGGCAGGTGGAAACTAGGGGTGCAAGCCTCGACAAACATCATCACCACACCGGACAGTAAACTTGGGGGATACGTTTCTTCCGCAACATATAATATTTTCGTGAATAGGATTACGTTATGAGTATTAAGCAACGCGAACCGCAAAACGTGAAAACGATCACAGATGCGGTGGTGTACATCAGTTATGCTGATGATCCGAAGGCGAGTAAGAATGGTGTGCTGGATCACACTTGGATGACTTTGGGTATTCTTAAGGATGACCAAGAAATTGATTTGAACCGGGCGATGGAGATTCAGGAAACCAAGGGCTTGGGCATGGGCACCGTGGCGGTGACCGGTAAGCCTGGTTCGGTGATTCTTAAGGTTCTGGTTCTTGAAGATAATGATGCTGTGCAATCCGTGCTATGGCCGGACCGCACACGGGGAACCACGCCGTCGAAGCGGATTGATGGGGCCGAGATTCTTTTGCACAGCGCTAAGCTGGCCCGCCCGTTCGTTGCCGTGGAGTACGAGTTTAACGATGGCTCCCACCGGATCCTGGCGTCCCGCACCCGCACCGCGGCTAAGGGTGAGAATCTGAGCAAGGGCCAAGAAGCATCTGGCACTGAGATTGAGATTAACGTGCTACCGGATACTTTCAAGGCAGTGTTTGAGAAGCTGGACTTTGTGCCTGATGAGAAGCAGGAAATCATTGACCTGGAGCGGTTCACCAACACGTTGCCGCAGGCTAAGAAGCTTGTTAAGCTTCCCGCCGGGGCTACTGGCGGTACCTGGAATCTGCGTATCAACTACAACGAAACCAAGGATTTGGCGCATGATGCTAACGCCGATAAGGTCAAGGAGGCTTTGCGTGAGATTGCGGGCGGTGAGGAAGCAACAGTTTCCGGCTCTGCTACTGTCGGCTTCACGGTCGAAGCGTTCGAGGGTATCCTTGCCGCAGTGAGCCACCTTGAGGGCGCGACTGGCCAGATCACGGTTGAGGACGCGCCGTAAAAACTGTCACTGTGACATTAATGGGTGATGTTATTATACCGCCATTAGTGTCACTGTGATGATAAAAACATGGGGTTCAGGGGCGCACCCAACACCAAGACGCCCCCAATTTTTATTTCAATAACTACCTACAGGAAGGTTCACCCCAATGAGCGCAACCCAAAAAGAAGCTGTGGAAGAAACCACCACCGTCGAAATCACCGCAACCCTACGCGGCCAAGAAGTAACCGTCACGATCCCCGCCACCCTCGAAGACATGAGCCTAGACGCCTATGATTCTTTCTGTGATAAACCTGTGGCAGTGTACCGGGATATTCTGTCCCCTGAGGATTGGGGCAAGCTCAAGGCCACCGGCGCAACTTTGCGCGATTTTCAGAAGCATGTTGTCCCCCTCATTGATAAGGAATGGGGCCTTACGGGAAAATAGAACTTCTCCCCTATATCCGTGAGCATGAAGACCTTGTGGAGCAGGATCTTGCTTTTATGGGTATTGACTATCGTGATTTTTGGCGACCCAAGGGCGGCAAGTCACGGCTTACTCTTCGGCGACTATTGGTGCTGGTAGATGGCCTTGATCGTACACGGTCTAGGTTTTGGTCGGAAATATTGGATATTGATAGGCTATCAATCGAGGGTTATATTCTTGCCGATATTTTCGCCGCTATCACTTCTGGGGAGCGTCACCCCATGGCGACTATGCGTGAGGGTGCCAGGAAGCAGAAAGCCTTAGAGGAACGTAAGGAACGCTATTTCAGGATCAAGGCTGAGCGTGAGCGTAAACTTGCGTTGGCGAAGGGGATAACTTAAGAAACATTTTTTGCGGGGCAGGCCACTGGCTTG